GAGGCGCGAGAGCGCGCCCCGCGGCAGGCGAGGATCGGGCATGGCTCAGCCTTTCGGTTGGGTCAGTCGACGAGCGGCGCGCGATTCGCAGCGTTGAGAAAGCCGCCGAGGCAGGCGGGCTGCGGCGCGGCGAGCGGCCTCACGGCAGCACGCCGCTCTCCTTCAGCGCGATCAGCGCGTTTGCCGCCGCTTGGTAGAGCGGGTAATAGGGATGCGTCCCTTCGGCCGTCAGCGCCGTCTCGACCGGCGCGCCGACGGAATAGGAATGGCTGATGTTGCCGTCGAGTTGCAGCGTCCACGGCGACGACGAGCCGGTGATCTTGACGATGTTGTGCACCTCGACGTTGCTCGTGCCCTCGTTCATGACCAGCGAGGTTGCGAGCCCAGGCGCGGTCGCCCCGGCGACCACGGCGACCTTGCCGCTGCTGACCGCGGTGGCGACCGTCCCGCTCCAGCCGGTGATCGGCCACAGGCCGGCTTGCGAAGTGAAGCCGGAGCCGGTGGTGAAATACGGCGTCAGGTCGATGCCCTTGACGCCGAGCGGCAGGCCGGAATTGGCGGCGATCCAGGCGCCGGCGATCCAGCGCATCCCGCTCGGATAGTCGGTCGTCTGGTCGGCGAGCGTCGTCCATTTGGTGTTGTTGTTGCTTCCCGCGTGCGCGGGAAAGTCGACCTGGAAGATGTTGGCCGGCGCGAAGCTCGTCTTCAGGAAGCTCCACCACTGCGTCTCGACGGTCTCGAACGCGGCGAGGGATGTTCCGCTGATCGTCGGCGAGTTCTGCCCCATCTCCGAGATGATCTGGTTGAACGGCACGTTGCCGATCGACCGCAGCGCCTGCATGCGGAGCTGGTACTGCCCGGCGCCGATCGAGGACTGATCCTCCGGCTTGGTGCCGGGAAAGCAGAGGCTATAGAAGTTGCGCGGCCCCGACGCCGAATCGACCAGCGCGCGCATCTCCGCGCCGGAGACGTAGGGCGAATAGAAATTCCAGTCGTTCTCGCCCCAGCAGACCGAGTCGCCGAAGAGGGCGTAGACAGCCGATCCATCCCACCCCTGGCCGACGATCATCGCCGGCACGCTGGCCTGATTGCCCTCGGCATTGTTGCCGGAAACCGTTCCGGAAGTTCGATCGGAGGCGTTCGGCGCGGTCAGAGCGTTGAACCCGTCGCTGGTGATGCCGGCTAAGGTGTTGGCGACGTCCGGGTTGACGGCGGGGATCGCGCCGACGAGCTGATTGCCGCCTGACGGGACCGTCTTGCTCAGACGAATGTAGTATTGGGTGTTGGCCGCGATGGTGACGATCGCGCCCGACGAGTTGCGCAACGGATCGGACCAGACGAATTTGCAATCGTCGACGGTGATCGAAATTGCGCCGCCGAAGGCGAGCGGGTAGGCGACGCCGGCGATAAAGATCGTCGCGTAGTCGATGTGGACGGAATTGCCGGGGCAGAGCTCCGGATTGTTCTGACTCGCCCCGGTAACGTAGAAGTTGGCGATGAGCACACGGACGTTGCTGACCGCGTAGTTCGGCGAGTTGCAGCCGGTATGGCTGAGAAACGTGACGTAGGTCGGCTCGGCGACCGCGCCGGCGGGGAACATCAGCCCCCGGCAGGCCGGCGTGTAGGAACTGCTGTTCGCCAGCCCCGGCCATGGCGCCTGGTGGCGCGGTACGAAATAGGCCCGCGCCTCGATCGGCGCGAGCGCGAGCGCGAGGGCCGCCAGCGCGGCGGCGGCGCGCGTGACGAAGCGGAAGGCCATTGCGCGTCTCACTGCTGCTGGGCGACGTCGAGGGTCTGGCTGCTGGTGGCGACGATGCAGTCGAGTTCGCCGGTGTAGCCGGGGAACGGATCGATCGCGATTGCGCCGGCCGGGATGCCGACGCCGACAGTCGCGCTCACGGCGGGCGGCCCGACGAAGATCGCCACGGCCGACCGGTTGATCAGCGTGCGATGTTTCGCCGAGCTGTTCGAGGCCAGGGCGACGCCGCCGCCGGCCGTCGACGGGCAGGAAACCTGCGCCGTCGTCAGCGACGACGACTGATAGGGGATCACCGGCTGCGGCTGGGTGACGTCGACGTCGGTCCCGCCGGGCGTGTCGATCACCACCCGCATGGCGCCGCCGAGCGTGAGCGACGCGCTCGACGTCTGCCCCGCCGTCAGGCTGGGCGGCGACGCCGAAACGAGGCCGGGCGGCCACGCGGGGATCTCGGCCTCGACGCGCCGGACGCCGCCGCCGAGCGCCAGCGCCGCGATTCCCAAGCCGAGGACGAGCGCATAGGCGGCGAGGTTGAAGAGCTGCGAGCTGCGCATGTCACCACCTCCGCGCGATGAACGGCGCGCCGATCGCCGCGCCGAGGAGTTGTAGGGCCGAGCCGGGCGGCCTTTCGCCCGGCTCGGTCTTGCACGAGCCGCCGCTAGCGGCGCAGCGATAGGACGACGCGCCGTTGGCGGTCGGCGTCGTTCCGTTGTCGCTCACCCAGATGTCGCCCGACGCGTTGGGATTGACGATCTTCCAGCCGTCGGCCGGCGCCGTCCCGCCGAACAGGGTCTGGGCGATCGGCGCGAAGCCGAGGAAAAGGGTCAGGCCCGATCCCGTCGTGCCGCCGCCGGTCGTCGCTCCGGTCCCTGCGGTCGACGAATAGACGCCGGCGTTGGCGAGCGTGATCGCGGTCACCAGGCCGCCCGACACGGCCGAAATCGTCACCTGCGCTTGCGTCGTGTAAGCCCCGCCGACGACATTGACCGTCTTGCCGACGTCGCCCGACACGTAGCCCGTTCCGCCGCTGGCGACCGAGTCGGCCGCGACCCCGCCGGTGACGACGCCGTCGCCGACGGTCGAGGGCAGCGTCTCGTTGACCGGCTGCGTGGCGGGGAAATTCGTCACATGAGCGAGCGCGCCGCCGTCGCCGTTGAGCGCCGGCTGGTTGGCGGCGGTCGCGGCGAGTTCACCGTAGAGGCCCTTGAGCAACGCAACGATGCTCGCCGCGCCGGCGCCCGCGTAGGCGGAGTCGACCTTCGTCCCCTCGGTGACGCTCCAGCCGTCGGCGAAGGCGCCGGGCGCGGCCGTCACGCCCCAGCTCGTTCCGGTCGCCGGCGCGACGAAGAGCGGATTGCCCGATCCGTTCGGTCCGGCGCAGGCGCCCTCGCTCAGGCAGCCGTCCAGCAGCACGAACGCCGGAATCCGTGTGCCGGCAACGTCGTAATGATCCTGAGCCAGCGCGCCGCCGGCGGCGAGAGACAGCGACGCGACAAGGCCGAGGCGCGCCGGCACAGCGCGCAGCGAGCGACACGCGAGCATGGGATGTCCTTTGGTTGCGAGTGAAGTTTGGGCGCGACAAGGCGCGTCGCGTCAGGACGTGGCGCCCTTGACGACGGCGAAGGCGACGACGATCGCCTCGGCGAGCGCGCCGCTGGTCGCGTTGCGGACGTTGATCGTCGCCGAGCCGGCGGCGCATTGGGCGTTGAGCGCATAAGCGCCGGCGGCGCCGCCGGAGACGTGGTTGAGCGCCAGCAGATCGTTGGCGGCGATCGACGAATCGTTGAGCGTGAAGGAGACGATCGCGCCTGCGGCCAGCGAGGCGGCGTTCATCGTGATCTGCCCGACCGCGGCGTTGAGCGTCACCGTGGTCGATTTCGACGTCGCCTGTGTCGCCGTCCCGCCGGCGCCGGTCGCGTAGCCGACGCCGGCGGCGCTGGTCGACAGCAGCGCGCCGCCGAACGTCGCGGCGCCGGTCGCAGCGGCGATCGTCAGCGCCGTCGCCCAGGTCGCCCCGTCCGGCGCAACTTTGACGCTGAAGTTGTCGGCGCCGTTGAGCCCGATCTGGGCGCGGCCGGAGAAGCCGTCTTCGAAGATGATCGACGCCGTGTCGGCGGCGGCCGCCTTGTTGATCGTGAAGCTGAAGCTCACGCCGTTGAACAGCGCGCTGGCGCCGTAGACGGAAAGCAGGTTGTTCGGATCGGCCGCCGTCCCGACGCCGACCGCGCCGAGATTGCTCGTCGCCTGGTCGACGATCGTCCACTTGCCGACGCCGTCGCTCTCGAGCCCAAGGTAGCCGTGGGCGCTGCTCAGCACGGCGCTGGTCGCGCCGCCGATCGTGTCCGATCCGGCGCGCTGAACCGTGATCGTATTGGCGGCCGAGCACGCGCCGCTTTCGTCGAGGATGGTCAACCGCGTGCCGGTTGGATAGGCGGCGGCGGCGCAGAGCGTGACGACGCGCGCGGCGGAGAGCGAGGAATAGGCGACGAGGCGATCGGTCGCCTGCGCCGCATAGGCGGCGTCGGCGACCGCCGTGCGCGCATTCGTGATCACCTCGGTGAGCTTGGCCGCCGGCCATCCGCCGGCGGTCGCGCCGTCGTTGACCACCGCGCGATTGTTGGTCGTGTCGACGATGAGCTCGCCCTGTGCGCCGGTGAAGGCGGCGACCTGCGAAGCCGTGCCGCGGCGAAGCTGCAATTGTTCGGTCATCAGGCCAACCCCAGATCGAGCGCGCCGAGAATTGCGCCAGTGCCGACGGCGCCGAAATCGTCGGAAAGGGCGGGGATCGCGGCAACTGATCCGAGGTCGAGTGCGGCGCCGCTGGCGAGCTGGGCGGTGATCGGCCCCGGCAGGCCGCCGATGCCGGACGGCGTGTAGGGATAGGCCACGCAATCGGAGAGGCTTTCGACGCCGGCGCCGAAGACGTTGAAGCTTTGGAATTTGAAGTAAATCTTCACGCCAACGTAATTAGTGGGCAGGTCGTAGACGGCGATGGCCGAGTCGAGCCGTGCGAACGGCGCGCCAGAGGCGTGCGCGGCGACCGAAGTTCCATAGGTTCCGCGCTGCAAGCCCGTCAGACTGTAGGCGTTCGTCCCGGTAAGGGCCGCGCTCTCGTAAGCAAGAAGTTCGCTGTCGACAAGCGAGCGCGTCGCGCCCTGCTGCGCTGACGCGGCCGAGGTTCCCGAGAGGACGCCGCCGCTTTCCGCGAGATTGATGGCAAGCGTGTCGGTTACGTCCCAGCCGCCAGCCGCCGGCAGTGAGGCCGTCAGGAAGCCTTGCCGAAGCGGCTGCGTGATCGTCACGACCTGCGAATAGGTGACGTCGTCGAGCGAGACCCAGACATTTGCGCCGCCCCAGTTTGGATCGGCGACGCCGCTTGTGCCGCCCGACGCGCCGACCCAGATCTGCGCCGTCCCGCCCGTCAGATCGGACGGCGGCTCGTAGATCAGCGGCGCATTGACCGAATCGGGCGTCGCGCCGCGGTTGGGGACGCTGCTCGTCGTCGAGGCGTTCGGATAGAGGGCCGGCGTCGAGACGCCGACCGTCAGCTCTTCCGCCGTGATCGTCAGCAGGCCCTTGTCGTCCTCCTCGATCGACAGGATGCGCACCGGATAGTCGGCGAGGCCCAAATTCGCGTCGGTAATCGTCACCACGTCCATTGGATCGAGCAGGCAATATTCCCAGCTCAGCTTGAACGAAAAGTGCGCGCGCACGTAGAGCTGCCGTTGCAGGATGGTCTGGGCGACGATCGGGCCGACGTTGATCTCGTCGCAGACCTCGTGCGCCTCGATCGTCGACCCGACGCGCGGCCCGTAGAGCTCGATCTGCGACTGGTCGCGCGCCTCGACCGGAATGGTCGCGTATTCGTTGTCGCGCGACAGGCACTCGATGCGCTGGATGGTCGGCAGCGAGAACGGATCGACGCGGCTGACCTGGACCGGGTCCTTGTTCCCCTTCTCGTCGACGAAATCGAGGTCGGTCAGGTTGTAGACCGGCGTCAGGTCGGGGTTGAAACTGTAGCCGGTGGTGTAGGTATAGGCGATCATCACCGTCTGGCCTTCGTCGCCAGTCGCGAACAGGTATGTCCCCGCCGGCGAGATCCCGTAGGTCCCGGCAGCGGTCGGCGTCGCAGCGCCGACCGAGGTCAGCGCCTTGCCGGTGAAGGCGTATTTGACGCCGCCGTCGGCGACGAACTCGGCCGCGCCGCAGACCTCGATCGACGGCGGAGGCGTCGTTCCGCTGCCCGCCGGGGTCGGCGTCGGCACGATCGACGGAACCGTGGTCGAGGCCTGCGTCGTCGCCGGGATCGCCGCGTCGGCGTAGGGGATGAACTTCAGCAGGCCGCCGCTCCACACCGCGGCGCAGTTGACGATCTGTAGCCAGCGCGTGAGGATGCTTGATCCTTGCTCCTGGTCGGTCAGCGCCGGGCTGAAGGCGATGCCGAGCGCGCGGCAATAGGTTTGCAGCGAGGAATCGCCCGAAGCGCCGAACAGCGTCGAAGCGGCTATGCTCGCCGCGTCGAAGCCGGCCCCGTATTGCGGATTGGTGAGGAAGTCGTTGATCGCCTCGGCCGGGTCGGCGTCGACGCCGTTGATCCCGGTTCCCGCGAGCAGACCGATGATCTCGAAATTGTGGTTGCCAATCTCGGCGTTGGAGCCGAGCGCGTAACTCGCCGCGCAGACGAAGGCGGTTCCTTGGTAGGGCAGCGCCTCGGCGGGATAGGCCGAGGCGAGATAGCCCCAGATCGCCTGCGGCGTCGAGCCGTTGAAGAACGACAGGCCGAGGCTCGCCAACGTGTAGGTTGACTGGTCGCGCCAGATCTCGCCGATGCCGGAGATCGGCCCCTCGCCGAGGGCCATGATCAGGTCGGCGCTGTAGGTCGTCGTCGACGACGATGAGCCGCCGAAGAGTCCGCCCTTGCCGCCGCTGGGACCGTGCGTCTGGAAATTTGCGTACCAGACGACGTTGGCCGAGGCCTTGGTCTGTCCCCAGATGATCGGAATCGGCAGCGTGCTGACCGAGGTCTGGAGCTGCAGGCCGGTGTAGTCCGGCGTCTGGCCAACGCTCTTTTGCCGCAGCCAGCCCATGTCAGCGCTCCCACAAGCTGGCGAAGCGCGCGTCGCGCATGCGCTCGAAAAGCTCGACGTCGTGGAAGAGCTCTTCTTCGAGGACGCAGCGCGCCGGCGCGAAGGCGTGGACGATGGACAACGGATCGCGCCTCGTCACGATCCCGCCGTGCGAGTAGCAGCGGCCGTAGTGGAACAACACGACGTCGCCTTCGCTTGGGCGCGCGACCGCGCGCGCCCGGGCGAGCAGGAAGCCGAGATAGCGTTCCTCGTCGCGGTGCAGCATCCAATCGCGCGCGTAGGGCCGCGGGTCGAACGGCTCGACCAGGCCGAGGTCGCAATAGACCCGCACCAGCAGCATCGCGCAGTCGACGCCGATCCCCTTGAGGTCGGCCATGTGGTGGTAGGGCGTGCCGATCCATTCGCGCGCCGCCGCGACGACGCGTGCGCGCCCGATGAGCTCGTCCATGGCGGCTCCGATGGTTATGGGCTGTGACGGCGGCGCCGCTCGACATTGGTGGGGCGGGGGTCGGATGCTCCGAGCGCGCGAATGGCGGCGGGAAGCTTTCCTTCGTGTTCAAGTTGGAAGCCGAAGCCCTCGAAACTCTGGGCCAGCGGATTGAGGTCGGCTCAATCGTTCACGCCGACGAAGCCGCGCATTGAGACGCGTCGCATTCCCGCTACCTGACCAAGCGCATCAATAGGGAATGGGGTTATAGCGGCGACGGCCCTTGCACCGATGCGGCCGAGTCATTCTTCTCTCGTCTGCGGCGCGCTGAAGTCGGGACGGACCACCATATCGCCGATCCGTATCTGAACGCCTACGCCGCCGAAATGGCGTGGCGCAAAGACAACCGTCGCGTCTCGAACGGCGAACAATACCTGATCGCCGTCAATGCAGCGCTGGTGCATCCCGTGTCGCGGCGGTGGAAAGGTTACTGGCAGCGTGCTAATTGATACCGCAGTCGGATAAATGTCGCGAGGCCGTCCTATGCCAGTCACATACGTCAATTTTCACGCCGCAATCAATCCGTTTACTGCACAGAATTTAATGACTGCAATATCTCAAAAATTAGCCGCTGGCACTGATGAGTTCTATTTTTTGCTCTCTACCCCTGGAGGAGAGGTAGCAAGTGGAATAACTCTATATAATTTCCTACGCGGCGCTCAGCCATCCCCTCATTTTTCATACGAACGAGAAGGTCTGAGCCAAGGCTCTGTTTTGGGTGATGTATTCGCTA